TGTAGGTTTCTACCTTCCAACCGTCCTTGGTCGGCGTGTGCATCTCCCAAAGAATGATGCGATCATTCTCACCTTCCTGAGTAATTCCTTCCCGTCTATAAATCTCATCCTGAATTTCACTTCGTAGGCCCACCGATTTGGAGGGTTTACCAGAAATGATCTTGATAAGTTCCTCGTCCTGCTTGTAAGCGGGATTTGCCTTATAGGAGTCGACTGAAGTCGAGATGATGTGAACAATGAAATCGGCATCTTTGAACTCCTTGGTATACGAAGGAACGATGATATGGAAAGGGTCAATCGCGTCAAAGCGAATCTGTTTCTGATCCTCATCCCAAATCACCTTGGCCACGCCACGGCCATAGAGCAAGATGTTGTCAATGACGGAAACAATCTCCTTCTGGAAATTGGTCTTCTCGCGCATGTTGTAATCAAACCAGCGTTCAGCCGAAACCGTGATCGGAGTCAACTGCTGGCGCATGGGAACAAAACTGGAAAGGATGTCGTTACCGATTGCGCTGTTGACGAAGCTGGGTTTCAACTTCTCAATGGCAGTATCAATCAACTGAACGTGCAGATCGGCGGCAGTAGGCCAAGGCTTGATCTTGCGGCGAACACCAAAGTATCTGGCTTGATAAAACAACCGCTGGCGGTTCTCCCAGCTTTCTCGCTGGTTTAACGCTTCCAATACCCTTTGATAGTACGTTGCCCTTTGATTGTTATCAGCCATTATTTTTCGCGCTCCCGCTTTAGTTCGTATGACAGATCGTTGACGTAATGCAATGCTTTCTTTGCCCAAGCTTTAACAGCGGGACTTGCACTGCGAATTTCTTGATAATTTTCATCCAGCATTAAATCAGTTACGGCCCCGTTTGTCTTCGTCAACGGTGTCGTTGTAGCGCACCCACCAAGGCTTAGGACCAAGATCATCGTCAATGGCCTGATGATTGTTGCGCCATTCACCTTCAATTTGGTCAATGCGCTTTTCCCGCCAACCAGGAATGAGGCGTAAGAACGATGCGATGATTTGAAGTATCGCACCGATCACTAGAACTTATTTGATGTTAAGCCCAACGCCCTTTAGGAAGTTGACGATCTTCTCAAGGAAAGAATCATCAGCGGGAGTAGGGGTAAGTTTGACAATGATACGAGCGGCCAAGACCACGCCACCAACAGCGGCGACAATCTCAGTCCAATTTGAAGTAATCCAATTCCATGCGTTCATAATTAACCTCCTGGGTCAAATCCTGCCATAACCGGATCATGTGACTCGATCATGGACAGAAGCGACTTCCACGTTGGCTTCTCAACGGGAAAAGTCAAATCCCACCTCATGCTACCACCATCAAGACACAAGGCAAGAGCATCAGCCCTATCCGGCGATGCCAAGCCCCTAGAACGCATCGAATCCTTTGATTCCACGCCAAGCTTACCCTTGCTATTGGTGATTGACCGGCGGCAGGTGAGTTGCGCCGTCAGGTCGTCATCGTCAGGCAAAATAATCTCAGCATCCTCAATCTTCTTGGCCATGCCATACCACATCTCGGATGAGCGGTTAGTGTATGCATCGTTGTCATAGGCAGACGCACCAAAGTTAACCCTATTGACCTGCCAGCCAGACTCAGCCAAGGCATCGCACATTACCATACCCAACCCGCTTGCGTCAGCGTAGATGTTGCCAGCTTCCAACCCCGCCTTCTTAAACTCTACAATAAACCTACCCACAGCAGCCATCGTATCCCTTTCGCGCCAAGCGATCATGGGTAGCACCTTATTGCCATCCCTAATACAGAGTACGTTGGCATCGCCACCAGCCGCAAAGTCCACCCCAGCTACCCTTACCCCAGGCTTGTACTGCGGTGGTGTGTTATAGCAGTTCTGAATCTGGTTTAGGTTAATAATCAAACTCTCGCTGCCTATGTCCACAAACTCGCCATAGATCATGGACCTTGTCAGCGGGTGCTTCTCACCATACCTCTGCACCACTTCGTCTATCTGAGCCTGTGTAATGTGCGGGCAGTCAAACGCTGTGACAGCGTGCTTCTGCCACATATTTGCCTCTTTGGTAAAGGCTCTATAGAACGCACCACTGCTACCACCAGGTGATGAGGCGATTAGCAGTCGCGTTGGTTGACATCGACTGATGGCCTCGAAGAGAGGGTCGGCTACGGTCTTTGCCTCATCCACAACCATAAGCAAGGGCGCAGTTTCGTGGTTCTCCGCATGCCAGCCTTCAGCCCTGCCTGGATCAGTCGCAGAATAGCCTATAATGCGCGATGTGTTACCGTTAGGGTGCAGATAGCGGATCTCACCGGATGTGACCTCCCAGGGGCCGCCAAGCTTCGCTATGTGCGATCTTAGGCTAGGCCACAACTGGCTCTCTACTTGACGGAAAACTCCGGCTGTGGTTACGGCTATTGAGCGTTGAAAAACGAGTGCGTGCCATAGCAGAATGGATGAAATTACGGTGCTGGTCTTGCCGGAGCCGTTGGCTGCACGCAGGGCGACTCGACAATCTCTTTGCTCCAAGTCTGCAAGAACCTTCTTTTGCCAGTCATATAGGTTGAGTCCAAGAACATCACGGGCAAATGGAACTGGCCTAGACAGGTCTGAAAGAATTTCTTCTGCGCTCTTTTTGGGGGGTCTTGGCATATTTTATATGCTCAAATAAAGCTGTGTATCACTACTTTCATGTTTTTCTTCTTTACTAAGCTTTCTTACAAATGTTCTAACCCTATGGCAATTTGAACAAACTATTTCACATTTAGAAATTTCATTAAGAATAGCTTTCCAACTGCTCAAATTTGATGATCCTATTTGAAATTTTTTGTCTCCATGTATGTGATCAAAATCCATTGCTACTGGATGAAATATCTTTCCGCAGTCCTTGCATGGGGTTTTTGATTTGATATCAATGATATAAGCACGAATATCTCTACTTACCTTGCTCTTGTGTCTTTTGCCATATTTCTGCCAATGGGACTTATTTTGCACTGTTTTTATATTGCTTAATTTACACCTCTTTTTATTTTGTGCCAGAATTGTTTAGGGGGGTTATGCGATTCTAGGCCGTGGATGGGGGCGTGGCGGGGGGCGTGGTGGTAGGGTGCTTGGCCAACGATTCAGACCTGGGCTTTCTTCGTCTCATTTGCTTATGGCGTTGTTTTGGCAAATTGTGTTTTACAAGTTGTTTATTATTAACATTGTTGTCAAAGTTGATACAATAATTATTGTTAGACTTTTGATTTTCTATTTGCTTTGGAAGTTCTTTTGCATCAACTAATATCGTTGCATTCTTGATTTGTCGTTTTTCGGTGGTCTCTGTTTTTTTTCTTGATGCTATACCGGCTAACATTGCAACTAAATTTCCACTAACTCCATGCTGTACTTCACCGGCTATCTGCAACCGCGCGCTAGGCTGCGAGTAATTGTATACCCTCTCGGCCATCCAAGCCTTTGCCTGCCAAGACTTTGCACCAGCAAGTTCAATATCCCTCAATAATGACAACTCATGTTCACGCCTGGCCTTTTTTATACGCTCCCCGAACTCTCTACGCTTTCCCACCCAATTCTGAACAGTCTTTGGTTCAAGGCCCACAAGTTCGGCAGACTTTTCCATTGTAAAACCACTCCGACAAGCTGCCACAATTTCATCAGCGACTTTGTCAGAGTATGCGCTAGGTCGTCCGGTTTTCGCGGTTGGAGATCCGCTCGCTTCATCCATGCCACAATCTACCACAAAACTTTCTTAAAAATAATCCTTGCAATGATGCGCGCGGTTTGCAATACTTCCACTTGTCGAGGGAGAATCCGCTTGGATTGCCCAAGGCAAAAAAGAAAATAAGGAGACACACAATGAAAACAATTGAAATCAACGTTTATACGGCGAGTGAATTGAAGTCCCAACATCCTGACGCTTTCAAAAGGGCGCATGAAAGATTTGCTCAAGGAGAATATGAGAACGGCTTAAATTGGGGGCAAGAAATGCTTGATAGTCTCAAGTCCTTGATTGAGCTGGGAGGATACAGGCTCAAGGATTATTCCCTTGGCGATTCCTCTTGTCGTAATAATTATATTCGGCTCGAAGAAAGGGAATGTGATGAGTTGAGTGGCAAGCGTGCGATGGCTTGGCTTGAAAATAATATTCTCTCTAAGCTTCGAGACAAGAAGGGGAAATTAGATGCGGGCAAGCTTACGGGATATTGCATGGATTATCCCCTTGTCGAATCCCTGCAAGAATCCATCCGAACAGGCTCAACAATAGGGCAAGCATTCAGAGACTTGGTCCACCCTTATGTCTCTCAGGTGGATGCTGAATGGGAGAATCAAACAAGCGAAGAAGCATTCTTAGATTTATCAGACGCGAACGATTATCAGTTTTCGGCAGATGGCAGAATGCAATAAATATAAACAAAAGAAAAAGGAGAACACACAATGAAAAGAACCATAGAAATAGATGACACGCTCGACAATCGGGTCGAGTGTGCGATTGATGAAGTCAAAGCAGAGTTGGAGAACTATTTGAAGGACAATTCGGATACGGATTCGCTGCCTTGTTTGAATAACGATTTGGATTACAGCGGAGCCATTCACTCCATCGTTGATTCATCAGTTCCAATCTACACGCATGAAATCAAGACGGCTTGGTATCTGCACGGATCGGAGTTGGAAGAGGCTTACGAGAATGCGGGAGTTGGTGACAATCCAATGGAGAACGATGGGATGTCGGCAATATACTTCTACATTATGGACAAAGTACAAGAGTGGTATCGTGACGAGGCCGAAGAAGTATTCGAGAAATGGCAAGAGGGAAAGAAATGATCTGCTACACCATCTACACCCGCGCCGGTTCCTTCGTCCAACGATTCACTACGCTAGAGCGTGCTGAACTTTGGCGGAGGTTTATGGGACCGACACAATACACAATAAGAAAGGAGGTTTGGTGATGAATATCAGCGTTGCTTTTGCCCATGGGCTGATCCTCGGATCAGTCCTTACTGCTTGGGTCGCATTCATGCTTAGGAAATAAGTCTTTCCTTGTCCTCTCCTCGCAAGGGAGAGGCAAAGGACAGACCCGATAGGGTTTGACCTAATAAACAATAAAGAAAGGATACAGAATATATGAAAGAACACACAATCACAATGACAATCAATGTTCACTTCAATGCCATTGATCGTGAGCACGCTCAACGCATAGCCGAGGATATGGATATTAAATTTATTCATCCAGACACTAAAACAGAAATAGAAAATGATTTAATTGATTGGGAGATTCGCTAGTCCCTCCTCGTTTCCCCTCGTGACGGAGGGGAACGGAGGATGGATTCTGGCTCTCGCCAGGGCATCCTACCAAACGGCAGCGCAGCCGGTGACGGGTGCGTGAATGAAAAGAAAGAAAGAGGAATATGAAAAAACAAACTAAAGAAGAAAAGAATCATTACAAAGCGTATATGATAGGCGCGAACGCTGCTAATATATGCTTTGACAAGACAAGGAAAGAGTTTGGCGTAATTGATCCAGTAAACATTCACGGGTTCGTGTCTGGATACTTGCAAACCATTGCTAACTTTTCTCCCAATCGGAAGAGCTACAAACTTTTAATCCAATACTCGCAGCCGTTCTTTAGTAAATAACAAACCCGCCAAGGGTTCAATCCCCAAAGCTTTCGCATTCGCTAACAAACGGCAGCCCAGGCATTCCGCCTTTACAAACGGAAGCGTAGGCATCTATAAGGAACCGATAAAAACATGACAGAAGACCAAATTATCAAAGCCTACCTTTCGCGCCTAGGCAAGAAGGGCGGGAGCGTTACCGGACCCACCAAGGCGCGCAAGATGGGCAAGGAACACTACCAAACGGTAGCGCAGAGACAGCGGGAGCGTTGGGATAAGTGGCGGCTTGAAAACGGAAGGCCAGCCATTAAACGGGAGCGTTAAGGGCTCTATAAGGACGCTATAAAGACGCATAGCCTATAAGGGCTATGTAAAACGGAAGCCTAGCGACCTATCCTGCAACAACACGCTCGGTTGCCTAACGGAAGGTCAGGCATTGGCAGCTTCTCTACCTTAAATTTGACGCTATAAGGCTTTTCTTGCCTTGCGCGCTGTCTCCTATCTACCACGCCACAAAGACGCTTTTTAGACCCATCCTTGCGCTTTTGTGTGGCATCCTGGCGCATTGTTTTACCAATTGGCGCAGCTCCAGAAACGTGGGGTTAGCTTACTAGGCGGCTTAGAGTCGCACTGGTGCCTAGCCCGAAAGCTACGCCTGCGGTCTGGGTTAGACTTCTTGATGGTCATGTCTGGGTCACCATACCGGATAGTCTTTGACTGCCCATTCTGGCAAGCCCTTACCACAAACTTCTTTCTGCCACCAGGGGTACGCCTTGGGCTGTTACATGGTAATTCGCTCATTCGTTACCTTTCAGTTGGCTACTCAACGCCGCAATCCTAGCCTGATGGCTAGCCAGAAACTCTCCCAACTCCTCCAGATCCTCAGTAAGCGTAGCCATATTCGCTTCATAAACCTCCCTAGAACAGTTCGCAAGTATATCGCCAAAGAACCTATCCACTAGACCAATAGTCTTATGCAAACGGCTGTTCTCAGTTAAGAGCAGTTCGATATAGGCCCAAGCTAGGTCAGTCTTTAGAGGCTTCAAACCCACCTTTTTTGGCCTTCATAAGCTTCCACACCCTAGGTTTAATGGTGGATTCGCTCTTTGGCCTGCTAATCCCAAGTTTCTTTCTGCGGTTAATGTTGGCGTATAGTCCTAGTTTCATTGGCGTAGTATAGCATGACCAAAAACACCACCAAACCGACCCCAACCCCACGTTTTCATTTTGAAAACACTTACGCAAGATTTGCCTTGCTGCTTTCAACCCCACTACCGCAGAAAAGATTTTGAACTGCCGCAGCAATACCGCAGAAATACCCCTATAAGGGGTATTTCTTGCGGTACTTGCGGTAGCGGGCAAATATCGAATTGTTGCGGTACCGCAGAAATAATTGTTGCGGTATGTCCATTTCTTGCGTAAGTCGCATTTATGCAAAAACCATTATCAACGACTTACGAAAGATTTGTGATCTCCCATCCTTCGCCAGACTTGCTTATTGTACCGTCCTGTTTTGCGGACGCGAATAGCTCCTGTGCCTTGCGTTTTGAACAGGCAACCGAAGCCACAATATGCTCAATGCAGTCGTTATAGCCATGTCCCTTTGGCCAGTCTGGGATAGCCTGTTCTATGGTTAGTTCTGGCCTTCCCCTTCCCTTGTTCTCCGGTCCATCAGACTCCTCCCAAGCCATCCACTCCTCTGCGTGCTTGAGCCATACATGGGTGGCGTACTTGCTGGCGTGCAGGTCGGTATCGCTTTGCGGCCACGGTATCGCAGCCCTTCCTCCCCTCTTTGGAAAGGACAGC